AGGGGTACTGACGAATGGTATTTAAAAGGTGACATAACAACTTAAAAAATTAAAATGGCAGTAACAAACGGATGGGGACAAGGAGTAGTAAATAACACAATTGAGTGGGGGAAAGGTTCTACTAATGCAACAAATGGTTGGGGCGAAATTTACGAAGATTCGCCAAGTGGAGAAACGGCAATAGAAGGCGCAAGTTTTACAAATGTTTATTCAACAGAATTTGACGGTGTTGATGATTATGTGGATTGTGGACATATTTCAGATATACAAAACGCATCAAAGGTTACTATATCATTTTGGGTAAAGATTGATGACACCTCATTTCGGATATTATTGGGGCAAAATTTAGTGGCAGGTACGGATGTATTTCAGTTATACTATTGGGGTGCTGATACTTTATATATTTGGATAAAATCAGGAAATGTCGGAACGGTTAGTTGGGTAGACACAAGTGCTATAGTAAATATAGGTCAATGGTATAATTTTACAATAGTTTTTGATGGAACACAATCTAATGATGACAGGTGTAAATTATACATAAACGGAGGAAGTGATGTTATCACAAATAGAGGAACAATGCCTACTACTTTTGTTAATAGCACAGAATCATTTTTAATTGGCAGAGGAACAAATGGTTATTTTGATGGTAACATGGACGAGGTTGCAGTATTTAATTCAGCGCTTTCTTCAAGTGATGTTACTGCAATTTACAATAGTGGAGTTCCAAATGACTTGAGCAGTTATTCAAGTTTGGTTTCTTGGTGGAGATTCGAGGAGGGCTCAGGCACAACAGCAATAGATAGTGGAACAGGAGGCAATGATGGGACATTAGTAAATGGAGTGGCATATAGTACAAATGTGCCTTAAGAATAAGTAAGGAAGAATTTTAACCAACATCAAGACATTATTATCATATCTCTATTTAATAGAGACTGATACAGTATTAACTAAAAAGAAGCAAAATGAAACTGATAAAACATGAAAAGAATATACATGAATTATATACAAATGAAAAAAAGACTACTGTAGCTATATTAAGTGATATACATTGGGATAATCCTAAATGTGATAGAGAATTATTAAAAACTAATTTAGACTACTGTAAAGAACATAATATACCAGTAATGATTAATGGTGATATGTTTTGTCTCATGCAGGGAAGGGGAGATAATAGAAGAAATAAATCTGATATAAGACCTGAACATAATAATGCAAAGTATTTAGATTCTATAGTAGAAACAGCAATAGAATGGTGGACTCCTTATGCAGATATACTTACTGTGATAGGTTATGGAAATCATGAAACAGGTATTATTAAATATCAAGAAACAGATGTATTAGCTAGATTTGTAAAACTTATGAATCATGAAAATGATAGTAATATACATACAGGAGGATATGGTGGCTGGTTAATAATAAATCAAGGCATGTCTCCTAAATCTGATACAGATCTAGAAGAAGATTCTCCTGATTATAGGAAAAAAGAAAAGTGGGGTACTAGACTTACTACTAAAGTGAGATACTTTCATGGTTCTGGAGGGGGTGGTGTAGTTACTAAAGGTGCATTAAACTTAACAAGAGCATTAGAAATGTATGAAGGCTTTGATGTATTTACTATGGGTCATATACATGAGAATGCAGCTAGGAATGATGTAAGAGATAGAATTATAAGAGGAAGAGCTAATTATAGGCATGAACAAAAACAACTTCATTTAATGCTCACAGGAACTTATAAAGAAGAATATGGAGATGGTAGTAAAGGTTGGCATGTTGAAAGAGGAGCTCCTGTTAAACCTTTAGGAGGTAGACTTTTAAATATCTCTTACAAAAGATATAGGGGGGATGATAAAGACCATTATCAGAGACAAGTAGATAGTGTTAAGTTCCCTCTATAATTTCATAAGTTTAAATATTTTTTGTATATTATAGTATATTATTTATTTATAAATTACTTAGTAGAATGGAAATTACAGGAATGCAGATAGGCTTTGATGCCTTAATATCAATGTTATCTGCCGTAATTGGGGCAATGACAGTATGGTTTACTCTAAAGAATAAAGTAGAAATTCAGCAAGTGATTTTATCAAATTTAGAAGCTGATATGCAAGAGATTAAGTCAAATAAAAAAGAAGGTCAAGCCACAATGCATAAAAGAATTGATGTTTTAAAGAAACAAGTTGAATCAAATAGAGAAAAAACTGATGAATCTTTATCTGATATTAAAACTGAAATGAAAGACATGGAGTTGAGGATTATCCAGGCTATTCATGAAATAAACAAATAAAAAATAAATAAATGAAGTTTATAGCTTTATTAGGATTACTGCTACTATTTGCATGCAGTCCACAAACTAGATTTACTAGATTAATAACTAAATATCCAGGGTTACTTACAACAGATAGTGTAAAAGTTGTAGATACTGTTAGAATTGTTGTAGAAAAAATACAACATGATACTGTTTTCTCCAGACACTTTTTTACAGATATCAGAAGAGACACTCTTGTTATAAAAAAGGATAGACTTACAGTTGAGATATTTCATGATACCATACATGATTCAGTTTATGTTAGTGGTAAGTGTGATACTATAACTGTAGAAAAGATATTAGAAAGAAAAATTCCTGTAAGATTTTATGAGAAGACTCCTAAGTGGAGACTCTTATTAAACAAAGCTTTATATATAGCTTTAATATTAATTATACTTTATGGACTATATAGAGTATATAAATTTTTAAAATCTAAATTATGAAAATTTTTTTCAAACAATTATTAAGTGATGAGTCAGGAAACTATTCATCTAAAAGATTATCAGGATTGTTATCTGTATTTACGTTATTAGCTTGTTTAATAGCTAATACATTTACTTCTCCTGATATTAGACCAGCTGAGTATCTAGTAGATGCTGTAGCTTTATTAGCCTTTGGATGTTTAGGGTTAACATCAATGGATAAGTATAGTAAAACTAAAAAAGAATCATGAGTAAAAGTGTAACATGTCCGAATTGTAATACTAGTTTTGATCCAAATCCCCAAGAAAATAAAAAAGAATCTAATTATATATGGTTATTTGATAATGGTCATGGAGGTATAATAAATGGTGTGTACCAAACATCAGGTAAAAGATCTCCTAAATGGGATGATGGAAAACAGTTATTTGAAGGAGAGTTTAATAGAGCTATAGTAAAGAGGTTGGTTAAACTATGTAATGATAATGGAATAGAATGTGTAAATATAGTTGATACACAGGAAGATGTAAGTCTTGGATCTAGAGTAAGATCAGCAAATAAAATAGCTAAAGCCTCAGATAAGAAGTGTATATACATTAGTATACATGCTAACGGTTTTAATAAAGAATCTGCTAATGGATGGTCTGTATATACTACTCCAGGTGTAACTAAATCAGATAAGATTGCTACAGTGTTGTATGAAAAAGCAACAGCAGAGTTTAAAGGAGAAAAAATGAGAAGAGATACAAGAGATGGAGATCCTGATAAAGAAGCTAATTTTTATGTAATAAAATATACATCTATGCCAGCTATATTATCAGAGAACTTCTTTATGACTAACTATGATAACTGTCATAAGTATCATTTATCAGAAGAAGGTAGAGATAGAATAGCAAAGGTACATTTTCAAATGATTCAAGAAATAGAAGCAAAAAATGAAATTTAGAAACGGATGGAAAGCTCCCAACAAACAATGGGATAAACTAATTATAAAAATTAGAATATCTTCTCTAGATATATTTGGAATTGAAGTAGATCTTTCCCGTAAGTTCTACTTATTAACAATACTTAATTATACAATTAAAAATAGGTAATTTAATTATGTGTGTTAAAGACCTGAGTTTTAGTAGCTCAGGTTTTTTGTGTTTAAATATTTGATGTTTAAACTTTAAATGTATATATTTGTTTAAACTTAATAAATATATCATTATGATGACAGCAGAACCAACAGAACAAGAAATGGAGCAAATGTCTCCAGAAGATCTAGCAAAAAAGAAAAAAGAAATGCTAGACTTTTACACTGAGTCTATACCTTACTTAGATGCTCAACATAAATATGAAGAGACTCTAATGAAGTTAGATGAAGTAAGATTTAAGAGAGCTCAGATTCAAATGCAATTTGCAATGATGATGAATCCACCTGAAGAAATGATGGAGGAAGAACCTCAAGCAAATTCTCAACCTAAAAAGAGAACACTTAAGAAAAAGTAATGGCAATTGTAAATCAGGTACAAAAGCGTGTAGTGATGTCAAAAAAAGACATCATTAAGTATCAGATATTAACTCACTGTTATATAAATAATATAATAGTGAGTAATTCTGAACTTGAGTGTTTAACACTACTAAGTAAGTCAGGACCTATTGAGCTTACAGATTTTTGTTATGATGCTTCCGAAGAGCATAAAATATTTAAATCTTCTCAGACAGTTAGAAATTGTATTAATAAGTGTGAGAAGAATGAACTAGTAATAAAAGATAGAAAGAATAGAAAAATTATTAGATTGAACAAAAATTTAAAAGTACAAACTAAAGGTAGTGTTTTATTAGATTATAAGTTTTTAGCAAAATGAAACCCAAAAAGTATAAAGAAATTTATAAAGAAATTACTGAAGATTTAGATGTTGATAAAAATTTTATTGCAGCTTGTATAGAATTTTACTATGCTGATTTAAGATCAACATTAACTGAACTTAATCATGTATCAATAAATACTCCTGGATTAGGTGTATTTAATGTTAAGATTAAGACTATTAATAAAACTATTAATAAGTGTAAAGAAACTATAAATAATAAGGATATATATACTTTAAATAGTTATGAGTATTTTAAACAAAAAGAATCTTTATTAGATAGACTAAGCGATATTAGAAATAAGTTTTATGATGAAATAAAAAGAAAAGAAGAATTTAAAAAGAATAAGAAAAATGATTAGTTTAAAAGAAATATGGAAGAATAAGAAAAAGATTCTTGAAGGAATTAAAAATGCAGTTATAAGAGATGAATTTGTAGAAGATATAGCAAGAAGTAGATGGGAGATTTGTAAAGTATGTGATAAGAATGGAGATGAGTGTGCTGTCCCAGGTACACAACCTTGTTGTGGAGAATGTGGATGTTCATTAGCAATTAAAATGAGATCATTATCTAGTGATTGTCCTTTGAATAAATGGCAAGCAATAGTAACCCAAGAAGAAGAAGATAAACTTAATGAATTATGAGTATAATATTTAATGCAGAAGATCATAGTTATAAGAGTATAGACTCAGATGAAAACATTAATTGGATTAGTGTTACTACTCTCATATCTAAATTTAAAAATCCTTTTAATGCAGAAAAGGTAGCTAAGAAAGTTTCTAAAAAGAAAAACTCAAAATGGTTTGGTATTGATCCTGTAGAAATACAAAAGATATGGAATAATGAATCTTTAAGAGCAATGACATTAGGAACATTTTATCATAATCAAAGAGAACAAGATATTTGTAGTTTTAGTTCAATTGAGAGAGAAGGATTTACTATTCCTGTATTTGTACCCAAAGGAGAAGAGGATGGTATTAAAATAGCTCCTCATCAGAGATTAGACCCAGGTGTATATCCTGAACATATGGTATACTTAAAATCAGCAGCTATTTGTGGTCAAGCGGATTTAGTAGAAGTTGTAGATGGAAAAGTAAACATAATAGATTATAAAACTAATAAGGAAATAAAGACAAAATCTTTTAAGAATTGGGAAGGTATTTCTGAAAGAATGAGCACTCCCTTAACACATCTAGATGATTGTAATTTCAATCATTATGCTTTACAACTCAGTATTTATATGTATATTATAATAAAGCATAATCCTAAACTAAGACCAGGAAAGATACATATACATCATGTTAGATTTGAGGAAGAAGGAAAAGATGATTATGGATATCCTATAACTAAATATACACTAGAAGGAGATCCTTTATTAAAAGAAGTAATCCCCATAAACATTGAATATTTAAAAGATGATGTAATTGCTCTTATTCATTGGTTATATGATAATAGACCAAAATTTAAATAAAAATGGCATATACACTTAAACTAGATACTAATGTAGCAACACCCACTGTAGCTATTATACTTGATGAAGAAACTTTAGCAGAAACAAAAATTATATCTTATATCCTATCAACAGCAACCATAGAATTAAATGATGTAAAAGCTTATTATAGTTATGTAGACATTGAAGGAGAGGTTCAATCAGCTTATACATATCTTCAGTTAAATGGAAGTCTTATATTAGTTAAAGAGACATATGCTGACATTGATACATTACTTAATCCATAATTATGATTATAAGACTATTTGACGTAGAAAATAATACTGTAGTACCTACAGAACATTGTTATACTTTAAAAACATTAAAGAAAATAATGGATGAATATCCTGATGATTATTTAAAAATATATCAGTATATCTTTTATATGACTTATCCTAATCCGGAAGAGAATCCATTCTTTCATACTCCAGAAAGAGATAAAGAAGAATTAATACTAAGAGAAATAGATGCAGAATTCTCTACAGAGGATGGAGCTGTAAGAGGAGCATTAGCTTTTTGTGAAGAAATGTATAGTACTCCAACTTCAAGAGCTTATAATGGAATTAAATCTATGCTTGATAAATTAGCAAGATATATGGAGACAGTTCCTATAGAGCATGGTAGAGATGGTAATATAAACTCATTAGTTAATGCAGCTGCAAAATTTGAACAGATAAGATCCTCTTTTAAAGGCGCATATAAAGATTTACAAGAAGAACAACAAAGCCAGGTTCGTGGTGGACAAGGTTTAGCATATGATAGTTAAATGAAAGCAAAAGTATCAATAAGAACATTAATAATATCCATAGGAGTAACTATGGTAATTATACTATTGCTTACTCTCTCTTTAGTAGAAGAGTGTCATACTGATAATTTAAAAAAAGGTACAATATCTTTAGAGAAGTATAATCTTCTAGAAGAAGAATTAGAACTAGTAAGAAGAGATGCGGGAAATATTCAGTACAAATTATATTTGACTGACAAAGAGAATAGAAGATTAATGGAGGAGAATGAAAGACTTGTAGATGAAAACGGAATGTTTACCTCTATGCTAGGAAAAATAGAAACTACACCATGTGGCTCAAAGATATTAAAATTACTTTGGGACAATTATAAATATGAGTGAAATATATGAAGATATACCAACTTGGGAAGATGGAGAAGTAACTCTAACTTCTTTTGACAGTAGAGATACTTTTGGTGATTTTGTTAATAGTTTATTTAAAGAACCTGGTAAATATGAATTTGATAAAATATCAAAAGAATTTATAAAAGAAGGTGTAAAGTTTACCAAAGAGAGTATATATTGTGATGCTCCTTTTAGATCAAAAGATTTTGTTAGGTATTGGGATGGAGAAAAAGCAAAGTGTAGAAAAGGTCTTATTGTAAAGTCAGGAAAAAAGTCTTGGTATATTACAAGAGACTATTATATGTTTCTTAACTTCTTACCAATCTTTGATAAAGAAAATCAAAAATTTGGATTCCCTAGACTAAGAGATGCTCAATATCATATGGCTCTTTATGAGTTATTAGCAGAAATATATTATAGACATTGTGCTATTCTTAAAAAAAGACAGTTTGGTTCTTCTTACTTTCATATGGCCAAGCTTATTAATCAGTTATGGTTTGAAGAAGGAGTTACACTTAAAGTAGGAGCAGCTTTAAAAGATTATATAAATGAGAAAGGATCCTGGAAATTTTTAAATGAATATGCGGGATTTCTAAATGAGCATACAGCCTGGTATAGACCTATGAATCCTGAGAAGGTTATGATGTGGCAACAAAAGATTGAAGTGAGAAAAGGGGGAAGAAAGACACAAGTAGGTTTAAAAGGAACTATACAAGGAATGTCTTTTGAGAAAGATGCTACAACAGGAGTAGGGGGACCTGTTAAATTCTTCTTCCATGAAGAGGCTGGTATAGCACCTAAGATGAGTACTACATATGAATATTTAAGACCTGCAATGAGAGCAGGATTAGTTACAACTGGTGTATTTGTAGCAGCAGGTTCAGTAGGAGACTTGGATCAGTGTGAACCATTAAAGGATATGATGTTAAATCCTGAAATGAATGATATCTATTCTGTTGAAACTAACTTAATAGATAAAAAGAATACTGAAGGCAGATCAGGATTATTTATTCCAGAACAATGGTCAATGCCTCCCTTTATTGATGCTTATGGTAATTCACAAGTTGAAGAAGCATTAGAAGCTCTTAATGAACAATTTGAAAAATGGAAGAAAGAGCTTAGTCCTGAGCAATATCAATTAAGAATCTCTCAGCATCCTAGAAATATAGAAGAAGCATTTGCTTATAGAAAAGAATCTCTTTTCCCTCCTAATTTAGTAGCTGCTCAATTAAAAAGAATAGAAGAGAAAGAATATGCTTATGAACTATTGGATCTTTCCCGTGATGAGAAGTTTAATATAAAAGCTAAAGAAACAAGTAAGCAACCAATTAAAGAGTTTCCTATTTCTAAGAGATCAGAAAATAAAGAAGGGGCTTTAGTTGTTTGGGAAAGACCTATTAAAGATCCAAAGTTTGGAACTTACTATGCTTCTATTGACCCTGTATCAGCAGGAAAGACTACAACATCAGAATCATTATGTTCAATATATGTTATGAAAGCTCCTGTAGAAGTAACTAAGCTTAATGAAGGAGATCATGAAAGTTATATTGAACCAGATAAAATTGTAGCTGCGTGGTGCGGAAGGTTTAATGATCTAAAGAAAACCCATCAGAAGCTTGAAATGATAATTGAATGGTATAATGCATGGACAGTAATTGAGAATAATATATCTTTATTTATTCAGTATATGATATCTCAAAGAAAACAGAAGTATTTAGTTCCAAAGAATCAAATTTTATTTCTTAAAGAGTTAGGTTCTAATACTAATGTGTATCAAGAATATGGTTGGAGAAATACTGGAAATTTATTTAAGGGACATTTACTTAATTATTCAATTGAGTATCTAAGAGAAGAACTTGATGTTGAAACAAAAACAGATGGTACAATAGTAAAAACTAAATATGGAGTAGAAAGAATTCCTGATCCAATGCTATTAAAAGAAATGAGAGAATATCAACCAGGAGTCAATGTTGACCGGTTAATATCATTTACAGCATTAATTGCCTTTATGACAATTCAAAATTCTAATAGGGGTTATAATAAGAGAACTATCACCGATGACGTTAATAAAAACTTGCAAAAGTCAGATAATTTGTTTAAATTAAAACATAGCCCATTCCGTAATATTGGAAGAGGGAGAATGGTTAATGGTAAGATTTTTAAGAAGTCAGCTTTTAAAAATTTAAAATAAAAATATGCAGGTCCTCAACGCAATGCAGCTCAAGAACGGAGCTAAAGCAGAACATAATAGAATAGGAAGTATAACACAACCCCTACAATTTTTATCTCCAAAAGATAAAGATGGTAAATGGGCAGCCTGGAACATTGACTGGTTAGAATGGAATGGTTTAAAACAAGTAAAAAGAAATGCTAGAAGACTTTCTAAAAATTATAAACTTGCCAAAGGTATAATTGATAAGACAGATTATATTGTTGAGGAAGATAATGAATATGCTGACATTATAGACATTCTAACTAAAGAAGATACATCTGCTTTAGAACTAAAATTTTATCCTATTATTCCAAATGTAGTTAATGTTCTTGTAGCTGAATTTGCAAAAAGAGCTACTAAATTAACTTATAGAGCAGTAGATGATATTTCTTATAATGAAATGCTTGAACAAAAAAGAATGGCTGTTGAAGAAGTATTGATTCAAGATGCAGAAGTAAAGATTGGATCTGCTTTAGTTGAACAAGGGCTTGATCCTTCTTCACAAGAAGCTCAACAACAAATGAGTCCAGATGCTTTAAAGAAACTTCCTGAAATAGAATCTTTTTTTAAGAAAGATTATAGATCTATGGTTGAAGAATGGGCATCCCATCAGCATAAAGTTGATGTAGAAAGATTTAGAATGGATGAACTTGAAGAAAGAGGATTCCGAGATATGCTAATCACAGATAGAGAATTTTGGCATATGAAGATGATGGAAGATGATTATGAAGTAGAATTATGGAATCCTTTAATTACTTTTTATCATAAGTCTCCTGATGTAAGATATATTTCTCAAGGAAACTGGGTAGGTAAAATTGATATGATGACAGGAGCAGATGTAATTGATAAGTATGGTTATCTTATGTCTGATAAACAATTAGAAGCCTTAGAAGCAGTTTATCCTATGAAGGCTGTAGGTTACAATCTTTCTGGATACCAAAATGATGGAACCTATTATGATGCTACTAAATCTTATGAATCTAATGTCAATATGCCTTCATTAGCTTGGAGATCTCTAGCTTCTTCTGAAGCAATGTATGGAGACGATGTTATTGAAAAATTATTATTACAAGGTGAAGAATATTATACTGATGGAACAGATGATCTATTAAGAGTAAGTACTGTGTATTGGAAATCTCAAAGAAAAATAGGACATCTTACAAAAATTAAGGAGAATGGTGAAGTAATGAATGAAGTAATTACTGAAGCTTATAGAATAACAGATAAACCTCAGTATGATACCAGACTATTTAAAAATAGAACTAAAGATAATTTAGTATTTGGTGAACATATAGATTGGATATGGATTAATGAAGTATGGGGTGGTGTTAAAATAGGACCCAATATTCCTAGTTACTGGGGTATGAATAATCCAGAAGGAATGGAACCCATATATTTAGGAATTGATAGACATGAAATTGGTCCTCTTAAATTTCAATTTAAAGGAGATGCAACACTTTATGGTTGTAAACTTCCTGTAGAAGGATCAGTATTTTCAGATAGAAATACAAAATCTACATCCTTAGTAGATCTCATGAAACCTTATCAAATTGGTTATAATATGATAAATAACCAAATAGCAGATATTCTAGTAGATGAATTAGGTACTATAATAATGTTAGATCAGAATACTCTACCTAGACATTCACTAGGTGAAGATTGGGGTAAAGGTAATTTAGCTAAAGCTTATGTAGCAATGAAGGATTTTCAGATGCTACCTTTAGATACTTCTATTACAAATACAGAGAATGCATTAAACTTTCAGCATTTCCAAAAATTAGATCTTTCTCAGACTAATAGATTAATGTCTAGAATTCAACTTGGTAATCATTTTAAACAACAAGCTTATGATGTAGTAGGAGTTAATCCACAAAGAATGGGTCAACAAATTGCTCAGTCTACAGCTACGGGTGTAGAACAAGCAGTAAGTGCTTCTTATGCACAAACTGAAGTTTACTTTATGCAACACTGTGATTATCTTATGCCTAGAGTTCATCAGATGAGAACAGATTTAGCACAATTTTATAATTCAACAAAACCATCTACCAGATTAACTTATATCACTACAGCTGCAGAAAAAGTTAACTTTGAAATAAATGGTACAGAATTATTAATGAGAGATTTAAATATATTCTCAAGTACTACTGCAAATCATAGAGCTGTTCTTGAGCAATTAAAACAAATGGCATTAACTAATAATACTACAGGAGCATCTATTTATGATCTTGGTAAACTTGTTCAATCTGATTCTATTGCAGAACTTAATTCTGTTCTTAAAGCAACTGAAGAGAAAAAACAACAAGAACAGCAACAGCAAATGCAACAACAGCAAGAAATGCAACAACAGCAAATTCAAGCTAAAACTGAAGAAGAAAGACTTAAGAGAGAGTATGATGAAGGCAGAGATGAAAAGGATAGACAAAAAGATATTCTTGTTGCAGAGATTAAAGCTGCAGGATATGGTTCAATGGTTGACATTAATCAAAATCAAATGAGTGATTATAAAGATGCCATGGATAGCATTAAAAAAACTGAACAGTATCAAACTCAAACTCAAATTGCTCAAGAAAAAGAAGTTAATAAACAAATGCAGAATAATGAAAAGAATGCAATTGAAAGAGAAAAACTTCAAGTACAAAGAGATGTTGCTCAAACTCAGTTAGATATAGCTAGAGAGAATAAGAACAAATATGATAAATCTGAATCTAAGAAAGCTGATAAGAAAAAGAAAAAATAATGGAATTCTTTGATATACTTACACAATATGGAGTACTGGGTGTTTGGGTATTATATGCTATTACAAGAGAAAGATGGTTATTAAGAAAAATAGAAGAAATATCTGAAAGATCCACCAAGGAAAGAGAACTTTGGCATGATGAGAGAAAACATTTCATTAATCAATGTCATACAGAAAGAGAAAACTTCATAAAAGAGATAGCTCTAATAAGATCTGAAGAGAGAAATTTTTACATAAAAGAACTTGAAAAATTAAATAAAAAAATAAAATAGCTATATAGTGCCATTTTTTATTAGAAATATTTAAATTTCTTAAGTTTATTTTAAAGTAAATTTGTATATTAATAGTAACAGTAATTTAAAACCAACAAAAATGAGTGAAGAAACTAACAATGTGGAAACACAAGATACTACAACGGTAGATCAGGTAGATGTAGATATTGACAGTATATTCGGAGCAAGTCCAGATGCTAGTAATATTATGCTACCACAAGAAGAAGAAGAAATTAAAAAACCAACAAATGTCTTAGCGACTGAAAAGCCCTTTGACACAGAGTTCATTGACAAGCCTGCTACTACTGAAACAGAGAATGCTGAACAGGATATAGCAGAACAGACAGAAGAAGCAATTGCTGAACTAGATGATTTGATCAGTCAGGAAGAAAGTGCTGAAAATAAAGGAAGACCTAGACTTGATAAAAGTGGTCTTGCTGATTTAGCACATAAGATGATTGAAGAAGGTTCTTTAATGCCTTTTGATGATGATAAGCACATGGATGATTATACAGCAAAAGACTTTAGAGAATTGTTTGAAGCTAACTTTAAACAAAGAGAAGATAAGATTAGACAGGATACTCCTAAAGAATTTTTTAACTCCCTTCCTCAAGAACTTCAAATAGCTGCAAAATATGTAGCAGATGGAGGGACTGACATGAAAGGATTATTTAGAACTCTTGCTCATGTAGAAGAAGTAATTCAATTAGATCCTTCCAATGAGCAACATCAAGCTGAGATTGCAAGACAGTACTTAACAGCTACTAACTTTGGTTCTCCAGAAGAAATTCAAGAAGAAGTTGATACTTGGAGAGACATTGAAAAGCTAGAAAAGAAAGCTTTACAATTTAAACCAAAATTAGATAGAATGCAGGAGGAAATTGTTGCAAGACAACTAGCTCAACAAGAAGAGATGAAGAATCAACAGCAAACTGCAGCAAGAGCTTATATGGATGATGTATATAACACATTATCTGTAGGTAAATTAGGAGATGTACAGCTAGATAAGAAAACACAAGGTCTTTTATACACAGGACTTGTTCAACCTAGCTACCCTTCTATATCAGGAAAACCTACAAATTTATTGGGACACTTATTAGAAAAGTATCAATATGTAGAACCAAGACATGATCTTATTGCCGAAGCACTTTGGTTATTAGCAGATCCAACTGGATATAAAGCTAAAATAAAAAGTCAAGGTGGTAAGGCAGCAACTGAGAAGACTGTAAGAATGTTAAAAACAGAATCTTCAAGGAAAATTACATCTTCTGTCACACCAGAACCAAAAACAGCCTCTAGGAGTACAAAGAAAAGAAGTATACCTAGAAAACAAAACAACTTTTTTAAACGCTTTTAATATAAACCTAAAATAAAAACAAATGGCAACTCCAGTTTTAAACAATGGGATCTTTATGAGGGACACAGCTTATCAAGCTTCGTCACATTTGGATTCCTATCACCTTAGAAATATGTTGCAAGATGCAGAACCTATGGATATGGGTCCAGTGGACTTATGGGCTATGGCTCAAAAAGTAGAGATGCCTCTTTATCAACTTTCTAGCTTTGGTGGTAAAAATGTAATCATGGTTGACAATGCCCGTGGTGAATATAAATGGCAGACTCCTGTTAATCAGGATCTTCCTTATATCATTGAGGACGTTAATTCAACTGACACAACTAAAGGTATTGATGGTACTACCTTTAAAATCAAAATTAATAAACGTGAATTTGGACACGGTGATATCATTACCTATGACAAGTATAACGGTGCTGAACTTTATGTTACAGCAGATGATATACAACCTCTTGGTGATGGATTTATCTATACTGTTCAGTTAGTTAATAATGATAACACTAAATTTCTAGATAACAAATATCTTGCAAACGGAACTAAATTCTTTAGAAAAGGTTCTGCAAGAGGTGAGTATGGAGAGAGATTTTCTGATATTATTACTAACACTGGTTTCCGTGAATTCTACAACTTTGTAGGAGGAGCTGAAGCTCACGTTCATTATTCTATTTCTTCTAGAGCTGATCTTATGATCAAAGGTGGAATGAATGCAGATGGTACACTTCCTGTTACAGAGATCTGGAGATCTTTTGACAAGAACTTAAATCCTTCTGTTTCTTCTATGGAAGACATGGTTAAGATCATGGGTAAAGAAGCAGTTAAAAAAGCATTTGATAACGGAGACTTATCAAGAAGCTTCTTAACTAATATGGAAGCAGCTCACTTAACAAAAGTAGCTACTGACATTGAAACTTACCTAATGTGGGGTCATGGTGGTAGAGTTAGACAAGACGGTCCAGATGATATTAGATTATCTGTTGGTCTTTGGAAACAGTTGGATAACTCTTTCAAAAGAGTATACAACAAGAATAACTTTACACTTGATTTATTCCGTGGAGAGATCTTTAATTTCTTCAATGGTAAAGTTGACTTTACAGGACCAGATCCATCACGTCAATTGATTGTACAAACAGGTATGGGTGGTATGAGAATGGTTAATGAGGCTATTAAACTAGAAGCTGTAGCTTCAGGTCTTACTATTCAAGCTGCTGATATAGGTGCAATTACTGGTAAAGGAATGGACCTTAACTTTGGATTTGCATATACTTCATATGTGATTCCATTCTTAGCAAATGTAAAATTTGTTATTAACCCTGCGTTTGACAATGTTCATACTAATGACATTGAAAATCCAATCATTGATGGATTCCCATTATCATCTTACAGCTTTGTTATCTTTGATGTAACTGATAATTCTAATGACAACATTTTTATGTTGAAATTATCTTGGGATAATCAATTAAAATGGTTCTACCAAAATGGAACTATGGATTATCAAGGAAGAACACAAGGCTTCCAGGGATCAGGACAGTTCAACGGTTATCGTGTATACATGTCACAAACAATGCCTGCAATTTGGGTTAAAGACCCAACCAAGGTACTTAAGATTGTGATGCGTAACCCAATTACTGGCGGATCCTTCTAATATATATATGAAAAAACGGGGAGTGTAAATGCTCCCCCTTTTTCTTTTTTTTAATTTAAAACCAACAATTATGTCATTTACACAAGTTATTACAAAAACAAATAAGAAAAGTCAGATTAAGATTAAGCCTTATTTTGACCCTTCAGTTTCTAATATGGGACTAGAAGATTACGGAATTACAATGTTTGATGGAGTCAAGCATATGGAACAATTAGCATGTATTGAGAGAAATGGAATAGTAAGATATGTTACTGGACTCAATGAATTTGCACCTGCTGTTAAACTATTAACAGGAGAAGCAAAGGACGCTAAAGTAAAACAAATCAGAACTATTGTTGCTGATCTAGAAAAAGAGTTAGCTTCTAACATTATAGAGATAGAAGATAAAGATTTCTGGAATAAAGTTACTTTACTTAAACCTAACAACATGGAGTTTTGGAATAAGATAGAACTGAAATGCGGTAATGAACCCGTGTATTTAGATCTAAGTGATCCTTATGATAGGATTAAATATCATGCTATTGAAGCAGGAGGATTTTCTCTTGTAGCAAAAAGTTATGATGATGCTAGATCACAAGCAGTACCACCTAAATTTTATTTAGATAAAGAAGAAGATACTGCAATGATAAGAACAGAGTATAAGAAAATTAGAAACAAAGCATA